AGGGTTGATACGCTCTGTTTTATCAGCATTGTATTGGTCAAACTCTTGAGGATATTCACTTTGTGCTTTTTTCTTAAATGTAACTGTTCTTAAATCATTTATGAAATCAAGACCTAAATCAGAATCTTTTATATCTTTTTTAATTCTTTTATCTGAACCATGTGACCAACTATTGCTTGTTAAATCACCTTCCATATATTCAGCATCAGAACCTATTCTTACAGTATTAGTTCCACCACCAACAAACTTATCGCCAAATGCATCAGTAGTTCCTATAACTATTTCAAACGTTACATCATTAGCAGATGGTTGAGCTTGATGACCAATAAGTATATTACTTGAGCCTGATGTCAAATCTTGTCCAGCTCTAAATCCTACAGCGGTATTAAATTTTGCACTACTACCAGTAATATTCTCTAAACAACTTGAACCTACTGCAGTATTATAAGCCCCAGTATCTGCATCTAAACCTGCTTTATAACCT